AGATGGGAACGTCGGGCGGATCAACCCTGGTTGCCCACGATGCTGCCACACCACTCGACGACACCGACGCTCGCATCGCTCGCGTCTTCTACGACTGGTCGGGTGACGACCTCTACATCCACGGCAACGACCCGACTGACATCGCGACGGTGTCTGCAAGCGACACCACGCCGATCATCGCCGACCCGCAGCCCTCCAACAACGTCTTCCTCGCCGACTGGTCCAACAGCTACAACCGACAGTTCCGCGGGCAGATCGCGGAGATCATCATCTTCCAGAACACTACGTTCTCCGCCGCACAGGAGACCGCCCTCCAAACCTACCTCGCTGAGAAGTGGGGAGTCGAAGTCTAATGGCATTCACCTCAGAAACAGTCTCGAGCCTCTCCGACCTCGTGTCGAAGCTCAACACGTGGATGGCCGCTTCCGCCGGGTTCACCTCCGACCACCTGGACGTCACGACCACGGCCGGCACTGGCGGCGAGTGGGCCATGAACAAGATCGAGTCTGTCCCCGCCGCGGTCACCGCGATCGACGGCACGACGATGGTCGACGATGTGAACGAAGAGCTGGACCTCACTGGACACGGCTTCTCCGACGGGCAGTTCGTGCTCTACAGCAACGGCGGCGGCACGACGATCACCGGCCTGACTGACGACACCCACTACTACGTCCACTGGATCGACGCGAACACGATCTCGCTACACCTGACGAAGGCCGAGGCGCTCGCCGACGCAAACCGCATCGGACTGACCGACACCGTCACCAGCGTGTCGTCGCTCACCCCGATCGGGTGGGAGATCCGGTTCGCAGCCAGCTGGGACGCGGCGAACTCGGGCACCAAGCTCGCGATCTACCAATACGCACACCAAGCCTACGTCATCGCCGACCGGCCGTGGGGACAAGATCACGACTCGGGCAACGGCGCGGCCACGACGCTCGAGGCCGACATCGAGGACAGCCGGCACGTCAACATCGGCGCGGCGCCGCAGCAATACTGGGCCTTCGAGGGTGACGACTACTGCCACGTCGTAGTGCAGACCGGCGACACGACCTTTGAGCACTTCGGCTTCGGTGTGCTCGACAAGCTCAACGGCGACTGGATCGGTGGCGAGTATGCCTACGGCCAGCGGGACAACATTGGAGGCTTCACCTCGGGCTCGGCGTTCTTCGACGGCTGGAGCCTGCTGCTCGACGGCATGCTCAACGACACGTCGGATGCCGGCGGGCAGGCCGACGACAGCGAGCTGCACGCGGCGACGATCAGGTGTGAGCGGATGCCCAACCAAGTGACGAACGGCATGTGGGGCGTCAACGTCGGCGGCAAGCGCCTGTCTGGCGGCAGCCCACAGACTGACTTTGGATTCGACCGACAGAGCAACGATGGCGCGTCTTCGGACACCGCACGCGAGCACTTCACGTGGGGCGTGCGTGGCGGACCGTTCGCAAACGGCTTCTACCGCATGATGGGGTCGGACGTCTCGGGCCACACCAGCATCTGGCCGATCGCAACTTGCTACGTCGACCAGACGACCGGCGACATCCACGGATGGCCGACCGGGCGCATGAAGGACATCGGCTGCATCAACATCGAGAACTACGAGGCCGCGCAGGAGATCACCCTGGCTGGCGGCACGGAGACCTGGATGGTCTTCCCTGGCTACAAGAAGTGGACGTCCAGTGGAGTGGAAAACAACACCGCCTTCCTCGGCATCGCATACAAGAAGGTGGCGTAGTGGCAACAGTAACCGGAGGAGTGACTGAGTTCAGCGTCGTGCTGGGCGGCGGCAAGACGAAGGCCCTGGAGGGCCCGGTCCAGCGGTATGGTCGCACTACCGGTGCGCTCGCAACCCGCTCCGCGTTCAATCGCAGGAGCTACGGCCTACTCGCCAAGGAGACGTCCGACGAGGCAGACACCTACACCTTCGTGGCTGCGTCCACTGGTCCGGCTGCGACCCCTGGTGTGATCAGCGGCGCCTACGGCGTGACCGAGTTCTTCGGGCACACGGGCGAGCAATGGTTCGACAAGTTCCACGTCTACCCCGGCGGCACGACGCTCAACCCGACCTACGACGAGGGCTACAAGATCGAGTTCGGCGACATCCTCGCGGACATCGATCGTGAATACGAGGTCTACTGGGCTGGCCGGCGTGCGACGGCCACGCTGTCGACCATCACCCTGTCGGCGGTGAGCCCAGGGATCGAGACGCCCGAGATCGTCGTCTCGCGGATGCTCGGCCCTGGCACGTCCATGCTGGCTGCGGCCTCGACGGTGAACACCGACGGCGTGACCGGACTGGGCACCCCGGTGCGCGTCAACGTCCGCGCGCTGCAGGACGGACTGTCCAACTTCGACGGGCCGGTCTCATTCACGTTCGACACTGGCTCGACGACGTTCGACATCAGCGGCTCTCGAGTCGCCATGATCCTGTCGAACTACGACTTCCCGTTCTCGGAGTCGATGAGCTTCCTGACGGACATCATCCCGGCGACGGCCGGCAAGGAGCAGCGCATCGCCCTGCGGAAGCAGCCGCGCGAGCGATACAACTGCACGTTCCGACTGAACGGCACCGAGCGTCAGCGCATGCGGACGCTACTCTTCGCATGGCACAACCAGACCTTCGGGCTCCCGCTCTTCCATGAGGGTGTCGAGCTGACGGCAGCGTCGGCCATCGGCGCGTTCCAGTTCCAGATCACTGGTGGCGACAGCACGGACTTCCGCATCGGTGGACTCGGTGTCGTCTACGATGACCCGTTCACCTTCGACGTGGTCGAGATCTCTGCGGTGACCGACACACTGGTAACCATCGCCGGCACGGCGCAGAACGCCTACCCGGTGGGCACGCGCATCGTCCCGGTGCGGACCTGCCGCATCGTCTCGCAGGTAGCGACCAAGATGTGGAAGTATGGCGACATGGAAGAGTTCGACATCGTCTTCGAGTCGACGGACAACGACACCGGCACGCCGGCTGCGGACACGACGCTGTGGGGCAACATGTCGACCTACAACGGCAAGCTGCTGCTCGACGACTGCAACGTGATGGGCCTCAGCATGCGGACCGTCATGGACCGGAACATCATCGTGCTCGACAACGAGACCGGCGCGGTCACGCAGCAGAGCGCGTGGGACTTCGACAAGCGGCAGTCGAGCAAGGGCTTCGTCACCGACTCGAAGGAGGCCACCCAAGATCTGAAGGCGCTGCTCCGCGGGATCCGCGGCAAGCAGGTCTCGTTCTACCTGCCCACGTTCACCAATGACCTGACGATGGGCGCGTCGTCCCTGTCGGGCTCCACGAACTTCGACATCGAGAACATCGACTACGGCCGGTTCGCGGAAGCCGCGGGCCCGATGTCCATCTTCAAGATCACCTACACCGACGACACCAGCCTGATCCGGATCATCCAGTCCGCGGCAGAGCACCCCACCGACCCCACCCTGGAGCGCCTGACCCTGGACACGACGTGGCCCACAAACCGGGCGGTCTCTGAAGTGGTGCGAATCGAGTTCTACGAGCTGGTGCGGTTCGATACCGACCGTTTCGTGCTCAAGCACGACCGCGTGGGCCGCGCCCGGATGACGGCGCCCGTGAAGGTCGTCTTCGATTAGGAATTGACTTTCGGGCCGGAACGCCCGATACTGAGGCACCATGGCATCGTTCGACGCAGAAGAATCAAGTGTAGAAAGCTCGAGACCCTACGAGATCTACCGGTTTCTCGTGGGCGTCGAGGAGTTCCTCTACACCTCCGCCGAGGATGCGGTGGTGGTCGGCACCAAGACCTACGAGCCTGTCGAGATCAGGCGTGGGGCCATCGCCCAAGGGAAGAACGAGCGGACCCGGGTCCTCAGCGTCGAGATCGCGGCCAGGAACCCACTGGCCCAGCGATACATCGGCCCGCCGCCAGGGCAGCGCGCAGCTCTGACCATCCAGAGGGTGCAGCGGGGCGACGGCACGGCGACGCCGGCCCTGATCTACTCGGGCACGGTCAAGTCCGTCACGTTCCCGAAGAACGGGCAGTTCGCCAACATGCAGGTCCAGTCCGTCGAGGCCTCGTCCAGCCGCGCGGTCCCGCGCTACACGTTCATGGGCATGTGCAACCACCTGCTCTACGGCGCGGCGTGCGGCGTCATCCAGGGCAGCTTCCAGCACATCGGCGCCGTGACCCTGGTCGACGGCAACACGATGACCATCGCCGGGCTCAACGCCTCGGGCCTCGACTACACGGGTGGCTACGTCGACTCGGCCACTGGCGTCGAGAAGCGCCAGATCCTCGCGCAGTCGGGTGACATCGTCACCATCATGCTGCCGTTCGAGTTCAATCCGACGGGCACGAGCGTCACGGCCTACGCCGGCTGCAACCGTGTGCTCAAGGAAGACTGTGCTGTCGTCTTCAGCAACGAAATCAACTTCGGTGGCTTTGCCTTCGTGCCGAAGCGCAACCCCTTCACGGCAGGACTATGATCGAGCACCCCGACTACCTGGCCCTCCGCGCACAGCCCTGGTGGCTCAAGTGGCCCGTGGGCCTCTACGCGATGGCCGTCTGGACCTCCGTCTACCAGCACCTGATGGCGCGTGCTCCCGAGCTGTCCAACGGCCAGCCAATAGCGAAGGCC